ACTGGATTAGATACTAAACAAGTTGGTAACGCTGTTACAACTGCTTTTATCTTAACAGCACCTATGCTTTCTGGCGCTGCTTCTAAAGGTAATGGTGAGATTGATGGAAGCACTGAAGATGGTGAAGCTGTTGACTCATTAGATCAAATGCTTATGGATGATGGTGATGGGCCTGTTGATAAGGCTGCTGTTGCTGGTGGTTTAAAGAGAGACATGTTAGCTAAGTCTATGGGTAGACTAATTAAAAAGCTTTCTAAGACTGCTGAAGGAACTTTCTCAGGTGAGACTTCTCCTACTAATCAAAACATTTCTAATGAAGTAGCTGGTGATATTGCTCTACAAGCTCTTACTAATAAAGGTTATTTAGTTGAAGATGTAGATGAAAATGGTATTGAACTACTAAGACTAAGTCCTGGATTAGGCGCTGAACTTCGTTTAAAAAGCAAAGGTATGCAGCGTAGTCTTACTGGTGCTTTGTCTGGTAAAGCTCAGAAGACACCACCTACTGAGTCTGGTGCTTATGTAGGTGCCTTACAAGATATCCGTACTATGGATAAGAAAAAGAATGAGTACAAAGCTACAAAGGAAATGGCAGAAGCAAAGGGCGCTGTATCTAAAGTACCTCTCTATATTTCTCCAGTTAAAGGTTATTTTGCTGCACTCTTTAATCAAGCTATCTTAGAGCATGTTAGCGACCCTACTAAACCAGCAATGTTAGATGTAATGGGGCTTCTTAAAGTATCTGAAGAAGATATTCAAGATGCTGCTATTAATGGTAACAAAACTGCTGCAGAGGTTATTGATCAAAAGGTTAATAACTTACAGACAGAATTAAAAGATATGGCTGAACATATTGCTTATGCTGGACCTCAATTCTCAACTGTCTGGGAAGATTATGCAACACATCGTATGTATCAAGATGCAACTAACTTTAATCCTCAACGTAATAAATGGACTAGAGCTTTAACAGTTGGTAAGTCAATGCCTATTTCTTTAGATAGTGACTACCATAATACCGGAGTAAGCAAAGTTACTGCTAATGCTTTCTTTAATAGAATAGCAGGTAAAGCTCGTTCAGGTAATTTTGATTTATCTTCTGCTGAAAAAGAACTCTCATGGTTAACTACTGTAGGTCGAATACTTGACTCAAGCAAGTCTGTTGGTATGTCTTCAGAGTCTATATTATTGCCTGACTTATTGCAAACAGTTACCCCTCAATTCCTTGCTGAAGCAGGAGCTAAAGGCAGATTACTACGTAGTATTGTCCCAAGCAATAGCAGAGAAGTTGTTAATGCGCTAGGTAAACCAGAAGGCTTAATTGAAAAGTTAACTCCTGCACAAAAAGGTGCATTAGATAATTTCTTAAAGGAAGCTGATCGAGATGATTGGGGTTATAAGCTACAAGCATATCTTGATATTGCTAACTATCTTGATGCTAAGATACAAGGTGTAGCCTTTACTCCAAGAGCTACTGTTGCGTTAGATATGAACTCAGCTGGACGCTCTTTCCTAGCTTCAGACGTAGGTAACTTAGATGTTCTTAGTCGTGTAGGGCTAATATGGAATCAAGTGATTGATAAAGTTGATAGCATGTTTACTAACACATTACCTAATGAAGTAGGTGATCCACGGTACTTCTTTACTACTGTAGCTTTAGATGAAGGTGTTGCTTCTGCTTTTGGTGACTCTCAACTAGATAAAGTTGATATGTTTAAGATGCTGCTTAGTAAGTATGGCGGTGTAGGTGTTGCTGGCAATAAACAGTTTAATAAAGACTTTTCTAAAAAGGTTTTAATGACTACTGATTATGGTAAGCCTTCTAATTTTCACACTGCTGAAGCATTAGCTTTCTTAAAGAGCCATCCTGAATTTAGAGATGAGGCTGCTCGTTTTTATAATGGTGACATTAGTGAGTTAGCTAAAGACATTAATAAAATTTATGGAGCTACTCTTAAGAAAACTACTGACTCATGGCAATATACTTTACCTAAAAAGATGGTTAAGTATTTGCAGATGTTTGGTCGTGTTCCAAAACCAATTGGTTATTGGGGTGAGAACATTTCTGTTGGTAAGTTTGGTAATGAACCTACCGGAGAAATAGTTCAGATTAAAGGCCCAGATGGTAAACGCCGAAGATTAAAAGAAACAATAAGGATGTTTGATCCATTAGCTCCAGCTACCCCTAAAGGTTTAAGGTTAGATGATGGTTCTTTATTTATTCCTGAAGATGGTTCTGCTGCTGTTAACCAAGTTGGCCCTACCTTTGGACAATATCGAGAGTCAATTCTTGTTGCAGAGACAGCAAGACTTATTAACGGTGCAAAGACACCGGCAGACTCTAGCTTTATTATCCCTGTGTTTGATAACTTTATTGTTGATGCTATGAGTTATCCATTTGTACACTTTGTTGCTAATAATATTGTTGCGCCTAAAGTATTTGAATGGGACATGGCTAAAGGTTTTACTACTGACTTTAAAACACAACTCAAGGAAGTTATTCCTGAGATGAGAAAGCAAGATGAGATTATTGTGGGTGCTGGTTCTCCATACAAAGGTATGTTTACTACTATTGATAGAGAATACAAGTGGCTTGCTGATAAGAAACCAAATGAGCTTGAAGATTATCAAAAGAAATTAAAAGAGTTTCTAGAGAATCCATCCTCTGGTTATATACCACCTGGTCCAGATAGACCTCAATCTGTTAGGCTTTCAAAGGCTCAGGCTAATGCTATTGCCAGTACTATGTATAACTACTACAATTTTAACTCAGAATATAGTGGTATTAACGCATGGGAAAACCAAAAATATAAAGGCAAAAGAGATTCTTTCTTGAAAGAGCTTAAATCAAGAGCCTCTAAAGGAATGATTTACTTCTTTACTTAACAAATAAAAAACCCCTACTAGGATTATTCCTAATAGGGGTTATTTTTTTCATTTAGATAATAGTTTATTATATACACCTAAAGCAGATGCTTGATTCTCTTTAGCAGTCTGTAAAGCTTCTTCTTTAGTATATGGCATACCTGTCTTATCATTAATAATATCAGTTAATCCTAATACACTTTGTTTATATACTTCATTAATAACATATGGACCAAGGTCTTTAGTATAAAGAACATTATCAGGGATATTAATATTAGAATCACGCATATCTACTTGGAAGTCATGATCATCATAGTCATGGCCTCTTAGTGCTTGTACGTTGTAACTTTTCATTTTGATCTTTCCTTTTTTATAGCTAACATAATAGTCCTTTTAGTTATTCTGCACGCATAACGGCTTTAAAACTAGGTGTGGTATAGCTACCCCATCCCATCTCAATTGACAGAGATTCTAGCTCTGAATCTACTAAGAATGACTTATCTTTGTGAAGAATCTCTTCAGGGGTTAAGTCATAATCAGGCATCATATCTTCAATATCGTATTTATTAATCATTTAAATCGATGATATTTGATTCAATATCTTTAGTTTTAAGTTTTTTATTTCTTTGGTTAATATTATTAATATAGTTTTCTTTATTATTATTCATAAATTCTTTTAATTTAACTAACTCATCAATCATTAAATCTAATTTATCTAGCTTAGATTTAATATCTTTTTCTTCGTAGAAAGATAAATCAACAGATATTTGACGATTGCAATCACTGATAGAAACTTGAGACTCAAACATCCAATTTTCTAGGGAGGCAGTAACTTCAATAGCTGCCATACCTTCAGACTTGTTTAAGAATTTTCGTGAGTGATATCTAGATTTTTTATTCATATAACCTTTAATTTTTGTTTAGGAGTGGTGCGGCTGAAGGGACTTGAACCCCTGACAAGCGGTGTAGAAGACCGCTGCTCTATCCAACTGAGCTACAGCCGCTTTACTATTAGGCTCCAGCTAAATTTTATTGCAGCGGTACCCCGTTAACCTCATAAGGTATTAATTTATTTACTAAGTCATTAACGGCTTCTTCAATTAACAGAGACTTAGGATACATCTCATGGAGAACATCCTCTATAAGCTTTAATTGTTGTTTAACTTGTATAAGTGAAACCATTAACTGCATATTTATTTCGTCTTGAGTTAATGCAGTATCTAATACTAATTTAATTTTATCTTCCATATTAGATTTCGCATACACCACTTGTGCAAGCAAGCATTTGAGCGCCTTCTACGTTGTCTCTATCTTCAATGAATAAAGACCAATCAACATTTACCATTATCATTCTGCTGTAGTCTTCTTTACTGCAAGTTTCATACGGAGCTTGTTGGTATGTACCACCGTCATCAGGTAAAAAGCTGATGCCAGTAGCCTCATCAAAATTTTCATACAACCATGCACCAACCTCCATCCACTCATGATCCTTAACAGAGATAGTTACTGAGGGTTTATGCTCACAGTAATGTCTTTGGTAAGCTAACCAGATGTTTAGATGTTGTAATGCAGTAAGATCTTTGCGGGTGAATCCCGGAGAATGTTGTGGAAAAGAAAACACAGTAGTGTCGTTAGGTTTCATAACACAATCTTCGTGAGGAACACCTTGACTAATAAGAAACTTTGTTAATGGGTCTTTCTTATCTTGACGAATACGCCTGATATAGAATGGAGCATGACCGGGATGAATACCAGAAGATGTTTGTGTCAGTTGGCTGGCTGTACCTTCAGGCTTAATAGCTGTGATAGCTGTTGAAGCTGGAACTCCAAGGATTGCAGCCCATTCTTCATTAGTATTTCTGGCAACATCTCGAAGCTTATTAAGAACATACTCAAGAGGTAAACTACTTTCTCCACGCAGAATAGCGTTATCAAAGATACCAGTTAAAGATACACCTAGTAAACGCTCTGACTCAGTATTCTCTTTCCAGATACTACGTAGGTATGGAAAATTAGTTAGTGTTGACTGCATAGTACCCATAATAGCAGCTAAACGAACTTTGTTTACTAAGCTATCAAGGGTATCATTTTTATTTACCACTACTGTAGATAGGTTACAGAATTGATACGGCTTAAGAATAATTTCTGCACAAGGGTTTGTTCCATAATCAGCATCAGCACTACGGCGACCCCATTTAGCAGCTTGTTTTTGTGAAGCTTCACGGTTAAAGATACCTCGTTCACCTGAGTGACTGTTATAAATGTCTAACCATTCTTTCATAAACTCACCGATAGATGGTTTAGATTTGTACACTGCTGAGTTATTTGCTAATGCGCGTTCAGCATGGTTTTCCCACCAAGCGCCTGACTTAGCTGTTGCATGATCGTAGTTACCCAGATCCCCTAAACTAATCATAGCAGACCTACGTACTCCACCTACAACAACTACTTCACCAATCTTACACATAATATCATGCACTTCAATTGCTTTAAGTTGTCGTCCCTGAGCAGCTTTAAACTTAGCTACTGTGTATTCAAACAAAGATACTAGCGGGGCAGGGCCAGAAGCTCGACCACCAAACACTTTAAGAGGAGCACCAGCAGGGCGTACTAAAGATACATCCCATGAAGGAATAAAACCATTATAAAGGTTATTAATTAACATTTGATATGACTCACACCAACCTTCTTTGGAGTCAGCTACTACAAGAGTACTTCCTTTTTCAAGGGTATTAGGAACACTAGGCAGCTTACTAACATACTGTTGTTCACAAGAAAAACCTACTCCTGTACCGCATAACAGGATGTACATTGCTTCATCAAACGCTCGGGGATGATCTACTGGTAGATAACTACAGTTATAAGCAGCCACATGGGTTCTGTCTAGTGCTTCACCAGCAGTCATAATAGAACGCATAGATGGTAATGCTTTTAGATTAGTGATACTGTCACCAAGCACATCCCAAATAGGATCATTATTATCAATTTTATTAATTAATTCTTTTTTAAAGAAGTTTACCCATCGAGTAGCAGACTCATCCCAGTTTTCACGGCGGGATTGTTCTGGTAGGTATCGAGCGTAGCGGGATTTAGCAATTAGGTTTTGGTAAGGGTTCATTTATTCTTTCTTTTATAGTTAAAAATACCCCAGAATAGGGGTAGGTCTATTAGGTACCGGCTTATTTTGTTATTTAGCAAAAGAAATATTTAGAGTTAGTAATCTCAGATAAGTCAAGACTACCTAACTCTGGTTGTTTAAAATCAAATGATTCTTTATGATCCATAAGAGCATCTTGTAAAATATCAAAGAAGTTTTCTACATCATACTGTGCTATGAATGTCATTTTAGTTACTTCTTGAAGGAAATCAATCTCAGAAGCATGTGAGCTAAAGGAGTCGTGTACGGCACCAAATGAGCCATTAAAGCTAACAATAGTATTAGCCATGTGAGAAGCATCATAGGAGTGGACAACATTAGGGCTGATACCCGAAGCAAAGCTTCTTCTACACGGTACCCGTTCACCTGTTTCTTTGTTAAGGACGTCAACTCTGATAACATGCATAACACGACCGTCTTTATTTCCTTTAATTCCTTTAATAGTGCCACGTTGTTTTCTTTCATGTTGTAAATAAGACTTGTATACTACAGGAAACCCAGAAGGTGTTGTCCAGTTTAATACATTACGACCATTATTAAGCTCATGTGTGGCAATCTTTTGAAGGTATTTAGTTGTTTTTAATGGGCCAGCACATACTGTATTAATAGCTTGAATAAGGCTATTAGATAGCTCTGTACAATCATTCTCTGTAATGTTGTACTTAACTGTAAAGCCTTCCATATGACAATCTTCATACATATTCTTGGCAATACGTTGTTTACCTGCAGAGTAAGCACGAGTCATAGAGCCGCGCTTGGCAATACCTTTACGAATATGTTTCATAGGCATTTCTTTTTTGGCAAACCATTCTGGCATAAGAGTTATAAGCTCTTTAGCTACAGCTACATAGAAGTCTTTTTGAATAGATGTAGGTACAAGAGATACTAGCTCACCTGCTTGCTTATCTTTACTCATAGCAGCTAGGTGTTGCCAACCGTTATTACTACCATCTATAGGTATAGGTAAACCACTCATGTAATCTTGTTTTAATATTTTACACTTATGATATGATGCAATCTCAATACAACAAGCAAGAAAACTATAAGGCTTTTCAGCATCTTGGTGGATATGTTTAGTTCTGGCAGACTTAATAATAAATTCTAGATTATGTTTAACCCATAAAGCACGATCATCAAGAGTCATTTTATCAACAGAGATAGTATCTAAACCTTCTTCGGTAAGATATTTAATATAGTCTGTTGTCAACCAGGTAATATCTTTAAGATCTCCAATGGTATAAGACATATTATAGCAAGCAGCAGCATGAACTGACAACCAATAGTATCCTCGTTCATCAACCTTCTTTTTATTAGCAAACATAAATAATGATCTTGCTAGGTCTGATCCTTGAAACTCTAAGAAAGATTCAGCGTAGTATACCCTACCTCTGTAGTCACAAGATACTTCTTGATAGAATGTTTTAGATCCTATCATATCAGCCTTCTTTATTACTTGATTATACTCAAAGTATTTACTCAGCAAACGTTGTAACTTAGGGTCTTTCTTTCCAAGAAATTTAGTACCATCTAAGTGGTTAAGCTTGTTTGGTAAGTGAATGTTCTCATGATGAATGTTGTATAGTTGAATTTCACCATGCTCATCAACAAGCTCTATTATGTTTTTTGGTTTGGCTTCTTTCATGGCACATAATACAGGATTATTTAATTGCCAAGGTTGTTGCCTTAATGTTTCTAATGCCCTGATAAATGGTTTATCTAAGCAATTATGAAACAGTTTGCTGTTAGTCCATCCCTTAATAAAGGGTTCTTTAGTTAATGAGCTATACAAACCTGCAATAGGTAATAGAGGTTCAAATGAAGTGCCAATAAGCGTAGGCTTAATAGCATCATCCATATTAACTACTGATACTAAGTATGGTGCTTTACGACCTTCATACTCACGAAAGATATCAATTAATCCGTCTTGTAGGAAAGATTCAAGCAATAAGTCTCCAAGCGAGAGAGATGTTTTGATATTGGTTTCATCAGCGCCAATACCTCTAGCAATTCGTTTTCCGATAAGGTCACTGGCAAAAGTGAGCTTAACGCTTGCTGAGTGTTTTTCATTTTTGTTTCTAATGCAATAGCGTAACAGAGTGTCCCAAGCTTCATTGATAAATCTTTCTAAGTCATATTGCCATGTGGGATGATGAGCCAAAAGTCTGGCACCTTCATTTTGTATTTTATCGCTATTTAAGGTTATTTTAGATACACGTTCTTCTAAATATCTTAGAGGATTCACTTAAAATTCCTTGTATTAATTACTCAAAGTCTACAAGGTTAGTGTGCATTAATCGACCTGTAGCAGTGTCGTATTTAGTGCTACCACAGTCACCAGTGAGACCTGTGAATCGTGATTTAAGTACTCTTAGTTTGATAGTGTTTCTGGCTAGCTCAGTTGCAGCAATCATATTACGGGAAAAAGCAATAATATCAAAGCTAATTTGCTTAATAGAGCCTGAGCCTTTGATATCATCAATTGTAGGGAGGTGTCCTTCTTCAAAAGGCTTTTCTCCTTTACGCAAGTGAGAGACAACACCTAACCAGATATTATGTTTCTTACATACTTTAAGTAAGTCAGACATAACAGAGTCAACTGCTTCATTGCCTGTTTTACCTTTAGAACCTTCAGATACTGCAATAGTAATGTGGTCTAGGATAATATATTTACAACCCATAAGGGCTAGATGTTCAAGCTTATCTACAAGAGACTCATCACCTACAGAGCCTTGGTGGTCTAGTAGTACTAAGCGTTCATCACCGAATACCGCTTTGAATGCAGCATACTGTTCTTCTTCAGATACTTCTTCTGTATTAAGGTTCTTACGTAACTGCATACTGATAAACTTTTGAGCAGAGTCACCAATAGACTCTTCTAGAGATACCATGCCTACCATGTCAGTAGTTTTGTCTAGGATTTCCATGACAATTTCTTTAATTACAGTTGATTTACCTGAGCCAGTACCTGAAGTAAACAATACAATTTCACCAAGACGCATACCATGTAGCTTGTCATTAAGAGACTTAAGACATTCAGGGTAAGGTAAAGATAATGTTGTTTGTTTACGTTGAAATTGTTGCCAGATTTCTTCACCTTTAACTACACCAGCAGGGCTGAATGTACGAGCGCTAAAGATACAATTCATTAAGGCAGCTGAACCATGCTTGATTAATACATCACAAGGATCTTTTTCAGGTAGAGTACAGATTTTAACTTTATCATAGCCAATAATCATAGCTGCTGTTTCTGTAGCTTTTTTACCTGACTCATCCATGTCTAAAGCTAAAATTACTTCATCAAATGAGCGTAACCATTCTCTTTGCTCTAAAAGAAGGGACGTTGCGCTAGCTGACGGAATGGCAACAGCTGGATAAAATCGTTGATACTTATCGTATTGCGCTTGAGCAACAGCCAAAGCGTCAAGTTCACCCTCAGTGATAACAATTCGTTTTCCTGAAGATGATACGTTTTGTCCGAAGAGTTGGATGTTTTTAAAGTCTCCATGAATAACAAATGACTTAGGTAACTTTCGTTCTTTGTATGCAACAATTTGACCTGACTTAGTATAAGGATAGAAGTGGCTACTGATAGTGCCATCTTCTGCATATGATACTTTAACTCCATAGTGGGCAGCAACAGACTTAGTGATACCTCGTTCTTGGAATCCTCTGGTGTCATATGATTCAATGTCCTCTAGTTTGTGCATGTTGTAACTCTCTTTATGGTATGCAGTAGGTTTAAAGTTAGGATTTACAGGTGAAGACTTCTGGCAGCTGAAGCAAAAGCCATGTGTGTCATCTTCTTTATAGCTGAATGCGTCTGATGATGAACACTTAGGGCATGGTGCATGAATCCATCGGGACATATTAATACCAATCTCTATTTTCTCGATACTCTCGGATAAGTTCTCTGCGTTCTTTAGCTTCTCTTTGAGTTTCTTTCTTACGCTTAAACTGATTTTTAAAGTCATCCTTCAATGAAGGGATTTCTTTTTCTGGTTTATCTTGTTTATTTTTATTACTCATGATTTAGGTTTTAAAAACTTGACTGCTCCGATGTTCCCATTGTACCATAAACGTTCGCCAGACCCAGTAGCTGTTTCATCTCTCGATAAGCATTCTGCTGCCCATTGCTCTTGCACTTCGCTATATGTAAGATCTCCGGGACTGTTACACCATTTGTATATAACATACACAAATGTTCCAGATCCGTACAACTCAATGTCATCAAGTAGTTCCCGGCAGGAGGACTGATATGATCTCCAGCTACTTTCTGTGCGAGTAACCCTTCGTCGCTTAAGTCCGGGTATTGATTTTCGTGATACATTTATTAATTGTTTCCTTCCAATATATTGCCGTCCTGTTGGGCCAAAGATTGCGTAGATGAATCCAAAGGCGTTGTCTGGTCGTTCACTGAGGGCAATCCAGTGTCCGTAGTCGTTTTCCATGATAGTTTTTCTTGTAGTTCTTGATAGGTTAGTGACCTGAAGTCTTCGCCAGACTCCCTGATGTAAATAAGGTTAGCTGTTTTAGTAAATTCAGACTCCCAATTATTACCTGTTTTTGTTTTATAAGTGTTGACTACTGTATTAAACAATAAATTGCTTGGGATATCACTGAGAATTTTTTCAGCTGTTTTAGGGCCAAGACCTTTAATACCTTGAATGTTGTCTGTAGGGTCACCCATCAAGATTTGTTTCATTAGGAACCAGTAACCTTGAGCAGGGTCTACATAGTAGAATTCTTGTTTACGAAAGTTATAGTGCCATCCTGGGAGTGCATCTAAGTCTTTGTCGATATGGCATACAATAGCAGACTTGTTTTCTTGTTGTGCAAGCTTAAAGGCTACACCACAATAGTCGTCTGCTTCGGCATTGTCTGCCTCGATACAAAACTCAGTTGCATAACTGTAAAGTTTTTCAAGTCGATCTTTAACTTCTGGTTCAAGAGTATCTTTACGATTACCTTTGTAGTCAGAAGCTACAGTATATCTAAAATTGTTTTTACCTTTGATAAACACAGCACCGCTTAAAGCACCTGTATTAGACATAATTTCAGATAGCTTATCATCAAAAGCTTTTTTACACAGGGCAGGTGATGGCTGGTGGTGAGCTATTTGATACAAAATAGAGTCTGCATCTATGATAGCTACTTCGAATTCATTTTCATTCATTTAGTGAACCTCGGCATACGTTTTTCCTATATGAGCGTCACCACCCATGCAATTAATACCAAACCATTTAGGTGCTTCAGTGAAAGCTTCAATAGCTATTTGAGCCGCTTGTTCTGCATCTTCATCTTTAACTACTACAGCAAACTCATCATGGTAATGTAGTGTGAAATAGTAATTAATACCGAGACTATTCAGCTTATCTCTCATATATACGATCGCTGCTTTACAAGTAACACCTTCAGCTGTTTGTAGTAGGTAGTTTAATACTTGATGTTGAGAGTTTACAAACACCATACGACCATCAACGCCTCTAATAAAAGCTTTATCTTTACCAAAGGCATTAGATGTGTTATCAAATAAGTTTGATAGTTTATCTTTTAATTCTTTTAATCCGGGAATAGATGTTTCAAATAGTGCTGCAGACTCTTTACCTACTTTTGTATCAGATTTACCTGTTAAGATTGTACCCAACTTGCTAGGGCCAGCCCCAAAAAGGTAAGCATATAGCCAAGGTTTTGCAGTCCTACGCGGACATGAATAAACTCTTGACAAGATATCAGCATTCTTTTGATGTATGTCACCATTAATTACCTCATTAGTAAAATTATCGTCACCAATGTAATGGCATAGGCCACGCATTTGGTTGCCAGATGAGTCGGCTCCAACAATAGATGTTCCATCTTCACAGATAAGAAGTCCTCGCATTTCTTTGCCGTAAACCGAATCAACGCTAGGCAGATTAGCAACAAGCTCATGACGGCAACGAAAGGTAGGAGTCCCAATAGTCCACATCCGACCATGAAGACGGTTATCTTTTGATTCTTTAACTGCATCAATCCATCCTTCTAAAATACCTTTACGGCTTCTTATAGTATAATATTCTGACACTAGCATAGCATCAGCACCTAATTTTGCAAGAGAAGACTCTGTAATTTTAGGTGACTTATTAACAAACTTACCATTAATTTTTTCTACATTCCACTCATCAGGCACCCATCCTAGAGAGTACAACCAGTCCTTTACGACTTCGATTGATCCAACTTTTCCTTGTTCAAAGCTGATTCGAGAGTATGGGCCTTCAATAGGTCTTGTAGTTCTTCCCGACTCTTGTGGTAGATTAAAGTGCTTGACAGTGGCAACTGTGTAGCAGCCATCTTTTCTCCATGCTGGTTCTTTGTATCCATCTTTACCATCCGTTTTAATACAACGCATACCGATACGAGGCTCAAGAACTTGTTCTATAGCGTCTAGTTTGTTGTTGATCTCTGTGAGAAGTGTTTGAGCAGCAGCCATATCGAATAGCCAACCTTTATTACGGATGTCTGATTCGATTTTAGCAAATTCCATTTCAACTTCAATACCTTTTTTATAAGTAGGGAATCTGGTAATGATTTTATTTGCTTCTGTTACTAAGTGCTTATATACTTTTACGTTTAATTCTACGTCTCGGATACAGTATGTAAGCATTTCATCTGAGTATTCATCAAACTTATCGAATGGTAGTTTAGGTAAGTTAAATTTACTACCCCAACCTTCAAGACCATGTTTGTGGTCTCTCTTATATTGGTTAAGTAAAGATAATATCCATGTGTCTATTACTCTTTGATGAGGTAAAGGTTCCCATCCTGTAAGATGTTTGATTACTACGTTATCATAACCAATAATATTATGCCCTATGATTACGTCTGCTTTACTTAACTCTTTTAAACCCTTATGTATACAAGCATCATTAGGATTGCCTGACTTGCTTACATAGCTTTTTACTTCATTAGTATCAGCATTAGTTAGTACTAACATCCAGATTTTATCTACGGTAGGCATAAAACCATTTGTTTCAATGTCGTACACATACCGTAGTTTACTCATAAGTCAGATCCATACATTGAGCTGTAGGGAGCTTCCAGTAGTCGAGCTTCCATTTCAGCAGGGTCAAAGAAATATGATTCACGTTCATCTTTTTTATTAAAATTTAGGTTACGTACACTTATGCCTTTTCTGTTGCAGATATCTTGGCAAGCATGTACAATTTCATGACACAGTATGTTAACGAATTTATCTAATGTATATAAATTAAGTTCCCAGTCATTTAAGATAGGGTCTCTTAACTGAATTAAGATACGAGTGTCGCCATTAGGCTCTTCATAGTAGTGGGTTACTCCTTGGCTTCCATCTGTTTCAGGATACTCAATAAGGCAAATGAATACATCAAACTTTCCTTTGCCAATTGGTGCATTGAATCGTTCACTGTAGTCAAGCAAGCAATCAAAGAATAATTTTTTAATTGCTTTTGCTTCGTTTGGTATACAAGTTACATGTACTTTGATGTTGCTTGGTATAGATTTTTTAGTTGTCATTATAGTAGTCCTGTTTTCTTTAAATATTCTAGATCAACTAAACTTACATGATTTTCTTGTTCATTTACAAATACATTGTTTTCTTTAAGGAATTTAATTCCCTCTATACATTTGTAAGTATCTTTATATACCAACCTAATAATGCCAGCGCTAAAAATAAGTTTAGCACACTCAACACAAGGAGAGAGTGTACAGTACATAGTAGCGTTTTCAGTAGAGAGGTTTGATCGGGCTACTTTAGCAATTGCTTGAGCCTCTGCATGAAGTACAGTATATTTTTGTGTGTCATTGTTTGTCTTTCTAGGTGTTCCATTATAAGAGAATGATATGATATTATCATTCTTTACAATTAAAGCACCAACCTTCTTATCTTCTGCGTAAGATTGTTGAGCAATGACTTCACATAGCTGTAGATAGAAGTTATCCCAATCTTTACTGGTCTTCATTGTAGTCACTTTCTAGGCAACCTACTTCAATTAGTAAGTTACCAAGCTTTTTCTCTTGTTCAAGTGACTCAGGTTTTGGTAGCACTAAAGTAATTTGTATTGTTTCGGGGTTGCTGACATCGAGTAGCATGGTAGTTCTTTCGTTAGTTTCTATTAGGCACCGGCTATTTTTAGAGCTTCATCAAAAGCATCACATAGCTCTTTGTCTAACCATTCATCGAATTCTTTAAGAGACATTTTACCTTCTAAAATCAGGTAGTATACTGTAGTATAATCTAACATTAAAAATCCTTGTCACACATATGAAACATTACTAAGATATTCTTAACTTCGGATGGTAATTCCCATACACCATCATAGTCTTCTAGTTGAAAGTCTTTATCAAACCATAGACCACCTCCACAGTTATCACCTAAATAATCATGTTCAAACCAACCATACTTTTCTTTACTATCAATAGCAACAGTAAAATTTTGAGTACCTAATCTGATATTCCAATTGTATTTTTTAGCCATATTAATCTTTCCTGAGATTGTTGTTCATGTTAAAATACATATGAGACATTCTTGTTTTAAGTTGTAGTAGTAATATTGTTTCTAGCTCAAGCATTTCTTGATCACTACCATAAGCTAGGATTGTTCGGATGAATCGTGAAGGACACTCATTGTATTCTGCAAGGAACGTTTCACTGCTACAGACATATCCGTCATCAGCTGATCCTTTGTGCTTTCCGAGATACTTTCGGTCTGTGTCTTTACATAGCCAAAGATACACAAAAGACTCACCGCTGTTGCTGTAGGCGTTAGATTCGGCAGGGACTTCGACATTGTATATTCCGTTGATATGTTCTTGCCAGATTTCTTTTACATAAGCAACCATAGGTTTACCTTTAGGTGCTCGCCACATTACAATAAAAGAAGGTTGTCCTTCGTTAGCGCACAAGTGTTCATAGACCCATTTGTTATGCAGTCCATTGAACTCTTGATCTTTAACTTTTATTTTTACCATTGACTTACCAGAGTCAGAGGTATATGCTTCAACTTCATCTACAATACACTCGTAGATATCAAAGTATTTTTCTGAACCTGCTACCCAACGCTTAATTGTTTTTATTAGGTTCATTTTTATTAAACTCATCTATCATTGTGTTATATAGTACATACAATGCTGTTGTTACTGCTGCTGGATTATTTGTACCATTAGCTATTTTGAGTCCATATTCGAAAGCTTCGGTAACAGAGTCTTTTGTGGCAAACAAGTTTATCTTTTTAAGTTTGGTCATTGTTGGTATATACACGAATGTATTTAGTGTTTAGGGTTTCAAAAGTACCTTGTGGGTCAGGGAACACTTTTATTTCAGATGTTCTTACATTGTAACATACCCCTAATTTAGGATGATTTAATGTTTTGTTAAGATGAGCTACAAAGCAGATATTATCATTGTTATCGTAACGAGGGTGTTCACTGATTATAATAGATCCAGTGTAGTGTACTTCAGGTTTCATTCTGTTTAATCCAGTATAGAGGTTTAGACAGTGGTGGGTTGGTATAGCTAAAATCACGATCATCTTTTAGACTACCTTGATGTTCACAGTCCATTAAGATAGCGCAGGATGCCATGATGTGCGCTAAGTGATGCACTTTACTGTCATCAGCGAAGTCTTCACCGTCATACCACTGAGCTAGGTGACGTTGCATTGCATCATAGAATACTGAAGATGTTGCTCCTGTTTGACGCCAGTTGAATCGGCCATACTTATTTGCGCCATCAGACATTGCAGCACCTAAAGCGAATAGTGCTACTGGTGGTACATCAGAGATACGGGGCTTGTTTATTGCTGCTAATGTTTTAAGATTAGAGTCTACTGGTGTGTTATTATCTTCTTCATCTTTCCACATTT